GATTCTATTATTGCTTGGGGAATTGCTTGGCAGTGCCGTAAACAACAAAAGAAAAGTTATTTAATTTAATGTATTATGAGATTTTTCAATAAAAACAAAAAACAAAACAATAGTAATAACATTACTGTTAGTAAAACTGACTTAGAGTTATACACTCAGCATGTTATTAAGAGTGTATTCCCCAATGGTGATCCTAGTTTTTTTACACCCTCTTATAAAACTACATCAAGTAAGCAAGCTACATCAACACCATACAAAAGCAGTATTTGGGTGTATGTTGCTTGCCGAGCTATTACTACTAATTTGGCTCCCATTGAAAGAGGATTAGATATTAAAAAGTCTGATGAGGTGGAAATAATTAAAGAACATGCTCTACTCGATTTGTTAGAGGCACCGAACCCGTTGATGGATGGGCCGACATTCATGGAGCATGTTCTATTACACATGTTACTACCGACTGCAAGTACTAAGGGTGGTCAATGCTTTATACTCACTGAAAGCCTAACTAATAAACCTGTAAACTTAAAGAATGGTGATATACCTAAAGAGATGTACCCATTCTCTGATGAGTTCATAAAACCAATACTAGACAAGTCTGATGGCATAACTTTACTAGGTTGGGAATACAAACCTTACTCTGGTAAGGATTCTATTCTATACAAACCTGAAGAAGTTATAAGGATTAATTTTGTTGACCCTAGTAATGTATTGCTAGGTCAATGCCCATTATTTGCAGGTCTTGATGGAATACGTCAAGACTTCAAGGCTCAAAGTCTCAATGAGAGATTTTTTGATAACAATGCCTCACTAGGTGGAGTATTAGAAACTGATGCCGAGTTAGGAGGTGCTGTTGGGCGTGAACTTAGGGAAAGTTTTGAAGAAAGATATGCAGGCCAAGAGAACGCAGGTAAAGTAGCTCTATTACATTCAGGTGTTAAGTATAACATGTTCAAACAAACACATCAGGACATGCAGTTCCTAGAACAAAGGAAATGGACAAGAGAAGAAGTTTTATCAGCTTATGGTGTTTCTAAATTCAATGCTGGGATATATGAGGATCTAAATTTTGCTACTGCTAAGGTTGCGAACAAGGCTTTCTGGGAAAATACTTTGGTGCCTATTGACAAAAGGGTGTTAAGGGCTTTCACTAAGCAATGGATCAAATACATTGATGGAGGGAAGTACCAATTAGTTTCTGATTTTACAGACGTTCAAGCTCTGGCACCTGACTTAACAGAAAAGTTAAAACAAGCCAAAGAACTTGCTTCAATGTTAGTGCCTGTTAAGGTCATCAATGATAGGTTACAACTGGGCCTTGCTATCGAGGACTATGATTGGTTAGATACTTCCTTAGTAACATCGACTTTAAGGCCCGCCAATCTAGCAATGGAGGCACCACTGGAGTCCGACACTAACATTGATACTAATATTGATATTGATACTGATACTGATACCCCTACCAAAGATAGCTCGATTAACACAGTGCTTGAGGTCTACCAGAGACTTGCTAAAGAAGAAGAACGTAAAGAAAAAACTAAAAACATGTATGTTAACGATGTATTGAAAGCCGATGAGAAAAAGTTTCAAAAAGTATTTAATAACTTTTTCAGAGAACAAAGAAACCAAATATTAGATAACATAGACGATTTGTTAAAAGAAACAAAGAGCAAGAGAGTTAATATTAACAAGGGGTTAGATGTATCTGATATTGATATTGACTTGCTCTTGAATTTTAAAGGTGCTGAAAATAAAAAGTTAAGGAAGTTATTACTTCCTGAGTATGTTTCTGCTATGTTAAAAGAGGCGAGTATAGTGTCTGCGGAGCTAAATTTAACTGATGATAATAACGAGTGGGATGTATCGAGTACATCTGCTAAACAAGTTTTAAAAACTAGATTGAAGAAAGTAACATCAGTAAATACCACTACCTTTAAAGCTACTCGATCCAGAATAAGTAAAACCATAAACCAAGCTGTTAAAGATCAACTTTCATTTGCTTCCACTATAAAGCTGATCCGAAAGGATGTTAATAAAGTGTATAAAGGTAAAGTGAGTGCTGAAACAGTAGCTCGAACCGAAAGTAATTCTATACATTCACAGACTAGAATGGATATATATACTTCAAACGGAATAAAAAAAATTAGGTGGTTCACTATAGGTGACACAAAAGTTAGAAACACAAAAGATTCAGACTTCCCCCACGATGTATTACATGACCAAGTTACCGATATTAGTAAAGGGTTTAATAACGGCGAAACTATTATGTACCCTTTAGATCCCAGAGCAAGTGCTGGTAATGTTATTAACTGCCGATGCTATATAACTGCTGAAGCATAACAAGGAGTATAAAACAACCATGAAAACGAAACAACTTCCAAAACAAAAGTCACCTGAAACTATAATCCAAGAAAAGACTTCGGGTAACCAACATAAGGCCTTATCAAATTCATCTGGCCCTGTTACTGTCTCTATGACTGCTGATGCTTGTAAGGCTCTTTGTGCTAAAGCAAACATCGAGTATAAAGCAGGTTATGAACATCGAGTATTAAGGTATGTTGCTTCTGACGAATCTGTAGACCGAGCAGGCGATATTATTAAACAAGATGGGTGGGATTTAACAAACTTCAAAAAAAACCCTGTGATTATGGGGTTCCATGACTATTCTTCGTTCCCTGTTGGCAATGCTTTATCTGTTTGGGTCGAAGACAATAAGTTGAAAATGGACATTCTGTTTGTTGACAAAGATGTTAATGAAGATGGGGACAAGGCTTTCAGAATGGCCAAGTCTGGTTTCATGCGGGCATGTTCGGTAGGCTTTAATCCTATCAAATACATTATACCCACAGAAGATGAGATCAAAAATTTAGGCATGGGAAAGTATGGTGTCATTTTTGAAAAACAAGAATTGATGGAAACTTCAGTTTGTGGTGTGCCAGCTAATGCTAATGCTCTCCAAGAGTCAATAAGTAAAGGTATGTTTAGAAAGTCAGAATTAAAAGGTTTTGTAAGTGAAGACATATTAGCTGAGGTAGAAGATGTTACTACTGATGAGCCTGCCATGAGTGACGAGATCAAAACATACATCAATGAAGTTTTTAAATCACTAGAAACTAAGGCAGGAGCAGTGCTATCAAAGAAAAACAAAGAGCTAATCGAATCGGCTGTGTCTGCTATGGCACAAGCGTCTGAGGCTTTAACAACATTGCTTAACAAAGTGGATAACAACGAGGAACAAGAAGAAGAAGAAGAAGAAGAAGAAGAAGAAACATCAAAAGATGCCTCTATTATTGATATTGACTTCGATAACATAGACGACAACTCTGATGATGATTCTCTTTATACTGAACAATACCTTGACCTAGAAATTTAATAATTATTACTCTGGGTCACTAACATTAAACTAATTAATAACAAACATAAAATTAACAGGAGTAATAAAAAATGAAAATAGACTTGAATGAAATTAAAACCAGTTTGGTCGCTTTTAAAGATGAAGTTTTAACAAAAGCTAAAGAAGGTAATGCTTCGGTTGAAGCTCTTACAGCTTTAGAAACAAAGCTAGACACTCACATCGCCAATCAAGAACAGTTAATGGCTAGAAGAAAAGCCTCACTCTCAGGGTTAGAGGGAAGCGAAAAAAAGAACTTCTCTTTTGCTAAGGCTTTGCAAGCCCAGATTAACCCAAAGGGTTTTGATGGTGTACCTAACTCTGACTTTGAAAGAGAGATTGTAGAACAAACAGCCAAACATGTTGTTAAAGATTCTAACAATGCTTCTTCTGGAGAGGCAGGCGGGTACTTAATCCCTGAAGAATATACATCAGAGTTAATTGATCTTGCAATGGCAAACACCCCAGTGTTTGACTTAGGCCCAACATTAATTAAGAATCTTAGAGGGGAACTGCCTATTCCCAAAGTAACAGGCAGACCTACTATGTATTGGGTAGGTGAAGATGAAGAAGCTGACTTTTCTAAGTCAACATTTGGCGAAATTACCCTACGGCCTAAGACCGCAGCTGGTTTCACTAAAGTGAGCAGACGCTTACTTCAACAAGCTCCTGTCACCATTGAAGGAGTTATCCGAGGAGAGTTAATTAAGTCTTTCCGATTAGGTATTGAGCAAGCTCTATTGGTGGGCACTGGTTCTGAAAAACAAATCAAAGGAGTAACATCATACGATGGT